GATTTTTGGTCCAAAATCTTTGTTACGTGCTGGTAACTGTTGAAGATTAGGATTAGCCATAGACAAACGGCCGCTGACAGTCCCACCACTGTCACTACGTAACTGATTGATCTCGCCATGTATCCTCCCATTATGTTCGTATTTTAAAATTGAGTCCAGGAATGTACCATGAAACTTGTTGATCTCTCTAGCCTGTGCTATAAATTTACTAATTTCGTGTTTCGAATTAGCTAACCAATTGGATGTAAAAGATGGCTCATGAGTTTTGTCAGTACGTGGATAATCTATGCCAAGTCTATCGTAGGCTTCGCCTATTTGTCGTGCTGCCCATATGTCTACTTCTCGTCCTGCTAGCTGTTTTATTTTTAAAAGATATTCTTTTTCCTGAGCCTGGAACTCTTTTTTTAGTTGATGAGCTTTATCTACGTCAACTCTTACACCTTTCTCCCTCATCTTAATTAATATCGGAAGTAATTTATTTTCTAAATTCCATACAGTTTCTAGATTTTGATTGTGTAGTTCTGGCTTAAATCTTTGCCATAACAGGTACGTGAGTCGTGCATCTTGTTCCGCGTAGAACCCAACATGTTCTGCAGGTAACTTCCACATCTCTGCTTTAGGATCTATTCCATGATCCTTAGCAGCTTCTTTTAAATCGTTTTCAGACTTCAGCTCACCAAGATAATCTTTAGCTAGGGCATTTAAACTATAAGACCATCTGTTCTCATCTATAACTCCAGCAGCAATCATGGTATCTACTATTTCACCATTAACCTCTATACCCATATGTCTTAACCAACCGACATCATATTGTGCATTATGAAATATTTTTCTTGCAGGTAATTTACAAACATCTTTCATGTATTGTAATACTTGTGGCTCAATCATATTACCACCGCCAAAATGTTTAAAAGGATAATACCCTTGCCAACCCTCTACAGCTACAGCAAAGCCAATCACATAACCGTTACCAGTTGCCCAACCTGCGCCTAGTTTATTATTAATTCCTTCATCTCTTGTTTCTAGATCAATTGCAATCTCATCGTATTTACTTAAATCTTTGTACTCCGATGGACATGCCCAAATATGTTTTTTAAAATTAAATGTAAATTGTAAACCTGTCATTGTAAGTGTTTCTCTTTAATTATTTTATTTATTTTATCTTTGTTACTAAATGCATATAAACTTGCATTATAATCATGAGCAAAAATCTCGAAGTATGGTCCTTCAACACCATTGCATCCTTCTCTTGCTGGATAAATTTCTAAAGTAAATTTATTTCCACCTACTTTTATTTCTTTTTTGACTGTGTTTGTCATTTAAATCCTTCATTTTTTTTATCTCTAATTCACAATAATGTTTTATTTTTTCTAAATCTTCTATTCCGTTCTTATGTTTGTATCTACAAACATATTTTATTACATTACCTTGAAAGAATGACAAATCATTTTTTGAAATAAACTCATAAGGTTGAATATGAAAGTCTTTGTAATGGTTCCCACCTACCTGTCTACTTTGAGGAAAAGCTTGTTCCATTAAATCATCACTTGTCATATTTTAAACCTTTGCAACACATTTAATTTCTCTTCAGCTTGTGCAATCTTATCAATTAATTTATCGACCTCTTCTACATGTTGAGGATGTTCACCAATTCCGACTGATTTACTCAGGTATATAGCTATTGTTGCATGAGCTTCAGATACTTGAGCATTATATTTATCTTCTAAAGCTTTTATAATTAAATTTCTAAACTCCACACATACCTTCGCATTCGTTATTAAATAAGTCTGGCCCATCATCGTTTTTAAATTTAACTTGATCTAATGGTACACACTGTCTATGAACAAAGTTTTTTACTTTAGGATTATGCATACGCATCTTTTTATCAAATTCTACAGCAGATGCAAACTCTTTTGGTCTGTTATCTCTCATATCTATCCAAAAATTATCATCATGAAAAGGGCAGCCGATACATGCAGATTTAACAGGAATCTTAAAACCTTTACCTTCATACCATTTTAAACAATCTTGTCTTGACATTTTTTTATCTATCAAAGGCCATACATTTTTCTGCCACCAAAATCTTGATGGTTTCATACGCATTATTTCATCAGTTGATATACCAACCCATACCTCTACATGTTCAGTTTTAGGAAATCTTTGTCTAGGTTTAAGACCACATAGTTCTCTGATCTTTTTAGCAATTGGGGTAATCTTGTATTCTCTTGTGCATTGTCTTCTACCCATACCTTTCTTACCTTGCTCGTTCAAAGTATAGAATGGTGCAGAAGCAAATTGGTTACCGCCTGGTGCGAGAGCCGTGAGTATGTCATCTTGGATGTTACCTTTCTTAACAATGTGCACAGGATAACTTAGAATTGTTCTAAGGTACTCTAAATGTTTAATTACAGGTTCAGGCTCCCAACCTGTGTCTGCGAAGATGGCTGCGTCTGGTTTTACACCAAACTCTCCTGCATCTGCCATCAAGGCCATTGTCGAGCTTTGTACACCAGCTCCCAATGAAAGAATTCTTAATTTTGGTTCTTTATTTTTTTGGTCCATAATTATAAGAGAATATAATTCTTCTATCCTTAGTTACTTTATTGTTTGCTGTGTGTTCTACATGACTTCTAAAAATTAAAAGCCTACCTTGAACAGGGTGGTAATTACACACTGAAGATGTTAATTCATTAAATTTATCATCTGATTTTCCATCATCATTTGGTGATAAGTTAAGAGGATTTATCATATCATAAGCCAAAGGTGATCTAAATTTTGTGCCAACATCATTTTCTTTTACGTCAAAATAAAAAATTGTACTAATAGTTGCCCCCACATGTGTGTGCCAAGGTTGACCTCCTCCATTAGGATAATTTAATAACCAGCTTTCTTTTGCTTCATATGTATCTGGATATTTATGAGCCTTTGCATATTCGTTTACGTTGTAAGTTATCCAATCGTTTAATCTTTTAAAAGTATTATCTAAATGAATTTGTGTGTATGAAAACCCATTTTCATTAAACTTCATAAGTCCTATTTTACGATCGTAACTATCGTAGACACTGTGTAAGAAAGGACAATCTACAAAACCAATTACTGTAGGAAACCAATGTTCTAATTTTAAATCATTCATTTGATACTTTCATTATAGCTTTACCTATTTCTTCTGCGATTTGCGGGACGATAGAATTTCCCAGTCCTTTAAGTCTGTGTACCCGCCCGGGTACCCCATTAGCCACTCTACCCACGTTGGGTTCAAACTCCCACCAACTTTCTCTCCTAGATTGCTCTTGCCTCGATCGACCTTGCTGTCCTTGTACATGAACTCCCTTGGTGTCGGCCACATTATGTTCGGGTGTGCTACTTGGTCGTTTAAACTGATTGGCATTTTCTTGTCTACTTTCATCTGCATTCTCTTCATTGAGCTTGGCCCCCTGTCGCAATGTGCGTCTGGAGTTCTCCACAATCTCATCGTTGCTGGATCTACTTGTTCTCTGAGATTCGATGGTTTGGTTCTGCCTTTCCTGTGACCCTGCATTAACTTCTTCGTTCCCTCTTCTGATCTTGGAGGTAAGTGATCCATTGTGTTTGGAGTAGCCCACAATCCAGACTCGTTCTCTTTTATGGGGCGCACCGACGCCTGCAGCTGGAATAATAAACGGTTGGATTTCGAAGCCTTCACCTTCCAAGTCAGAGCACACTGTTTCGAATACCAGGCCGTCTTGGATGTTAACAATTCCTCGCACATTTTCTGCAATAATGAAGGTGGGTTTGACTTCTTTAATGACTCTAAACATATCTGGCCAGAGGTATCTGTTGTCGTCAGTCCCTTTTTGTTTGCCTGCAACACTGTACGGTTGGCAAGGAAAACCTCCTGTGAGGATGTCAATTGGCTCCTTAATGTCTTTCGCTTCCAATTTTTTAATATCATTATGTATTGTAACTCCTTTCCAATGTTTTTGCAGCAACAATCTACAATATGGATCTACTTCACAAAAACCCACTGTTTTAAAGCCAACTTTCTCTAAAGCTAAAGCAAATCCACCAATACCACTAAACAAATCTAGATGGTTCATTTATCTCCTTGTACATAAACTAAATAATCTTGTCCTATTGGATAGTTATACTTATAATCAGTGCTAAGTAAATGTAAACTATCTTTGGCTCTTGTTACTCCTGTATACCAAACTTTCTTTTCGTTTGATTTTTCATCTTTGTTCTTGTGTCTAAAACTAGATGGCCAATTAGCTTTTGAATACAACAATACATGATTAGCTTCGTCACCTTTTACTGAATGTATTGTATCTATAATTACATTTGGTACTTCGTCTAATTTAGATTGCTTATATCTTTTTAATAATCTTAAAAAATAAATTACCTGTCTTGGTTTAAAATTTCTTCTAAGGATCCACCACCATTGTTTCTTTTGTGCTTCATCAGGTAAATCTAAACCACACCATTCTTTCAAAGCAGTAAAGTCATATCTTTTATAATCTGGTTCTCTTGACCAAAACTTAGGTGTTCGATAGTCGGAGTCAGTAACCTCTCTAATAAACTTATACATAACTTCTGCTTCTTTCTTCATTATCTCTCTACCATTAGAAATTGCAGTCCAAGCTTTAATTGCTAACCATTGATTCTGATCAAATGATTTCTGTCCTTTGTTGTCAGCAAAAAATATACCAGCATCTTTAGCTAAAGCTTTTAGTTCATTAACAGTTGTGTGTATCCTTCCCAATAAAAACCATTTACCCTCATCCTTCTCAAATGGTATCTCCTTAAAACTTAAATATCTTTTTACTAATCCTTCTTTTACAAGCGGTTCAAATTCTTTATCAACACTATCAAGAATTCCTTTTCTAATTATCTGAGAAAACTGGTGTATTGCGGTTCCAAATCTTCTAGTCTTACGTAGCACAACCTTTCTTCCAGGGAAATATTTTGTAAAGTATTTTGTATCTGCACCATTCCATTGATAAATAGCCTGGTCATCATCACCTGCTAAATAAATTCTTTTTACCCTATCAGACATTTTATAAATCAAAGACCACTGTAAAGGAGTAAAATCTTGCGCTTCATCAAGTATGAGAACTTCTAGTTCAGGAAATTCTACTTCATGTAAAGCTCTTTCAATCATATCTGTAAAATCTAAAAAAGATCTTTCACCACCTGATGTTTTATAATGTTCGTATGTATCTATTTTTCTTGTATAAACATCTAATGATTCTTTTTTCTGTGTTTCTTTTTTGTAAACCAGCACAGGATCCTCTAATAAGTTTCTAGCTTTATCGTAGATACCAAGTGACCAATCAGAGTATGTAAAATTATCTTGTGATAATCTATTGTCGGATCTTTTTACAAAGTTATTAGTTAAAGCATAATCAATCATACAATCCTTTGTATCAAATATTTCTTCTTCAAAATATCTTCTACAGTATGAGTGTAGAGTTCTAAATCTACTAAATGATTTTGAATCTAAATGTGGAAAAGCTTCTAGTGCTCTAAATTTAGCAGTGTCTACAGCTTTGTTTGTAAAAGATATGAATGCAATCTTGTCTGCATCTATACCTTTTTTTAAATATTTTTTAACAACACGCTCTATCAAAGTCCAAGTCTTACCTGTACCAGGTGGACCAAAGATCTTAATCGTTTTTCTGTATATCTGTTTTTGTTTCTGGAGTCCTAAATTTGTTGTGGTACTCATCATCCATCTCACTAAGTTGTTGTGTATTATTCTTTGGTTTTATTTTTTGATGGTTTACAAACTCAGGCATCTTAACAAACCATACATTACGTTCACCTTCGAAAAAATCATGTTTCTCACATTCCAAAAGTCTAACTGCTTGGTTAACACTTTTAAATGGTGTTTTTCTTCTATCTAAAAAATCAGCTAAAGTATTACGTTTGAAGTAACATATATTATCTTTACTATCTAGCACAGTATAGCCATCTTTTAATTTTGTAAAATCATCTTGTTCAATTGTACTTTCAAAAAATATTTTAAGAGTATTATACTTCTCTTCTTCTACAGTATCTTCATATTTTAATGATTTATTTTCTTCAGCTGACTCTAATAAATGTTTCATAAGCAGCTCAAATGGACTTGGCCCCTTCTTTGGTCTTGGTAATGTCAGCCAAAAAATTCTATATTTAGCAAGACAAACCCGCCATGACTTTTCATCTTTAGTATCTTCTGGTCTAAATGTAATATGCCTATCTCTAAATTTACATTCATAAATAATTTCTTTTGTTGATTCAGTATATGTTAAGTTTTCAAATTCATTTTTTATATCTGGTGCTTGTACACCAATACCAAGTTTTCTCAGTTTACAAGTTTCTTTATCACAAATAGATGCAACAAAATTATGTTTAGGCGGACAAAAATATTCATATCCTTTTGTATGTACAGATTGTGCAGTGCCATCACTTTCATTTCTTTTCAATGGACCTTTAGGATGATTAGCAAATATACTTTTCTGTCTTTCCCATGCAATGTCTTTAAGTTGTTTTACAGTAAGATTGCCTTCAGCTTTTTTCATTTCTGTAACACAAACATTAAATAACATATTGTTTCTATCACCTGTCCAACCTTCTTGTATTACTTTTTGCACACAAGGCGGATAGTCTCTCCAATCTGTTTCTGCATTGTATTCAGTTACTTTGTAATTTAAAAATTCTTTTGGATCTAACATCTTTTTCTTAGCAAGTTCTATGAAACCACCAAGCATTAAAGGTGTATTATCATCATCAAAAGCATACTCTACAGCTGCATTAGCATTGTAATATGGCATACCAACAGCTTTGTTTAATGGAAATACTTCTTTAGATAAAAAATATTCTTTGTTAATTTCTTCTAGTTTTTCTTTTACTTTGTCTTTGTTTACCCAATCAGAAAAGAAAATAAATAAATGTAAGCCACCTGATTTTGATTTAACAGGCACTAAAGGTAATTCGAAATCTCTTATTATGTCTACATATTTTTTTGATGTGTACTGCTTGTAGTTAGCAGGATCTATGTCTATACAAGACCATTTAAGTTTGTCGCCGTTCTCAGGTCTAAGGCCAATTAATGTTTTACCATTTAAATGATCAGCCCAAAGTTCCTCAGTGACTGGTTCGTGTTTCGTGAGGTAGTCTGCTTTACGCTTACCCCGTTCATCAGTCTCTCCCGTCAGAGAGACTGTGATGAACTGGGAAGAGTCGCCCTCAAATAATTGAAGTAACTCTTTTTGCATTAGAAGGGGGTACTGTCATTTTTAATCTGCTTAGTCTCCTTTGCAGATTCCTCTTCACCAAAATTAACCTTACCAAAGATATCGCTTTTCTTTGCGGTCTCATAAAACCCTCTTGTCGCCTCTAATGTTTGCGACAATTTTGGATCATCAAGGTACCTATCGAATTCAAC